GGAGTACCCCTCCACGCCGGACGAGGCTTTCCATGCCAGCATCCAAGGTGCATACTTCACTAGAGAGTTCTCGATGCTCCGGCAGAATAATCAGATCTGCCGCGTTCCGGTCGAGCCGGGAGTCCTCGTCGATACCTGGTGGGACCTCGGGGTCAATGACACGACAGCGATATGGTTCACCCAGGACGTCGGCCGAGAGGTGCATGTAATCGACTTCTACGAGGCGTCCGGCGAAGGGTTGCGGCATTACGCAGAGGTCCTAGACCGGCTAGCCAAAGAGCGAGGATATAGGTATGGTCGACATGTCGCCCCGCACGATATCCGCGTGCGTGAGCTTGGGACGGGGACATCGCGTCATGCGATAGCAGCAACACTGGGGATCAACTTCGATATTGTGCCGCGCGTATCCGATAAGTTAGACTCTATCGAGACGGCCCGTCAGTTTCTGGCTAAGTGCTGGTTCGATGAGGAAAGGTGCTCGCTAGGGATAGCGCACCTTGAGGCATACAGGAAAGAATGGGATGCAAGACTTGGCACTTACAAGCGATATCCGCTTCACGATGAGCATAGCAATGCAGCCGATGCCTTCCAGACACTTGCCATGGGCCATCAATTCAGATCGGCCCGGATCGGCCTTGCTTCAGCCTATGGGCGAGGTCAACCACGCCAAATACAGCCGGCCAGGGACAGAATGATGGGCTGGACCTAGCCGCCATCGAGGGAGAGATGCGATGCCAAAGCGCTTTGGGATGCTCGTGGTCCAGAGCAACGACGAGATAGAGGCCGAGCGAGAACGACAGCTCCGAGTGCTCGAGGAGGCCGGTTCCGAAGAGCGGGTCATAACGGAACTGGCCTCATACGTTCGGAGGTGCTGGGAGGCGGCTCGCCAAGCGAAGACACAGATCGAGGACACAATGCTCAAGTGTCTTCGGCAGCGGCGTGGCATCTACGACCCAGAGAAGCTACAGGCTATCAGGGCCGCAGGCGGTGGGGCTGAGATCTATATGCTCCTGACCGAGGAGAAGTGCAACGCCGCGGAATCGTGGATCGAGGACATCCTGCTTCAGCCCGGGAGAGAGCCTTGGGGGATGAGTGCGACAGAGATCCCAGAGCTACCGCCCCAGATGGTGCAACAAATACACGCATCGATCACAGCCCAGGTGGCACAAGAGATAGCATACGGTGCAATCGCAGATGAAGGTCAGGTGGAAGCTCGGATTAAGGAGCTGTTGGGCCAGACGAGGGAAGAGATCAAACGTCGGGCCAAGGATCTTGAGGATTCGACGGAGAGACGAATCGCCGACGTCTTACAAGAGGCACGGTGGCGGGATGAGTTCGTGAAGGTCATCGGGGATATCGTGACCTTCCCCGCTGGTTTTCTTGCTGGCCCCATCGTGCGCGTTCGGAGAACCTTAGAATGGGACCAGGAAACTGGCGAGCCTATCGTCATCAGCCGGCCTAGGCTGGAGATCCAACACATCAGCCCGTTCGATGTCTACCCGGCCCCGATGTCTCGCGACGTGGGGGATGGGTATATCATCGTCCGATGGGTGTTGACAAGGCGTTCTCTCCATTCCATGATCGGTTCCCCAGGTTATGACGACGACGAAATTAGGTCTGTTCTGATCGAATATCCAAACGGCTATAATTCGAGGCATAGCTTAGATGCGGCCCGCTCTCAACTGGAGGACCGGGACAACGAGCACTTAGATCCCGAGGGCAGGTATGAGGCTCTTCAATTCTGGGGGAGCATCCAGGGGAAGATGCTCTTAGAGTGGGGATTGAGCGAAGAGCAGATCCCAGACCCAACAGATGAATATCCGGCAGAAGTATGGCTGATCGACCGCCATGTCATCCGTGCCCAACTCAACCCTGATCCTCTCGGGCGCCCACCGCTCCACAAGGCGAGCTTCCGCGAGGTCCCGGGATCCTTTTGGGGGATGGGGATTCCCCAGCTGCTTACTGACATCCAAGACGCGGCTAACGCCACGGCCAGGTCGTTGCTCAACAATATATCCATCTCATCCGGTCCGCAGGTGGGCGTTGATGTATCGGCTCTGCCGCCTGGCGAAGACATTACGAGCGTGTACCCCTGGAAGATCTGGCAAGTCGATCGAAGCCAGTACCTTGGCGGGCTACAGGGGCGCGACCCCGTGTGGTTCTTCCAGCCTCATAGCAATGCGAGCGAGCTCCTGCGTGTATACGAGTATTTCTCCAGCGAGGCAGACAACAAGACCGGCATCCCGAAGTATTCCTATGGCGGTACTGGTGGCTCCGGTGGCGCGGCCTCTACGGCTACTGGCTTTTCTATGATGATGAGCAATGCGACGAAGGCAATCAAGCGCGTCATCCGCAACATAGACACTGGGATCATCGAGCCGTCGGTCCAGAGGATATATGAATGGCTCCTGTTGAATGATCCTAGCCCCGACCTCCGTGGCGACATAAAGATTTACGCAAAGGGCTCTTCTGAGTTACTTATAAAGGAAGCGCAACAACTACGGAGGAACGAGCTGTTGTCTATCGTGCTAAACAGTGAGGTCTTGTTAGGCTTGATAGGAGAGGAAACCGTCCTTGATCTCTTCCGCTCGATTGTCTCCTCGATGGATATAAGTTTGGATCTACCAACAAGACAAGAGATCGAGGCGAAGCGACAGCAACAGGTGATGGCACTATTGGCGGCACAGGCCCAGCCGCAAGGGCAGGCTCCCCCTCCTAGCCTGTCCAGTCCTCCCCCTACTCACGGGCAGCCGGGCGGTTCGCCGCCCGGCACACCTTCCGACCTTTCGGCGGAGGTTGGTCCGGACGGCTCGGTACGTGGTGGGACCGACTATCGGACAGCAACCCCTAGGCGGAGGTTCTTGCGGCAATGAATCCGAGGTCTGAAACTCATATTGTGGATGCGGCGCGGGTATTTGGTAGCCCATTATGGGCGGCCATGAAGGCGCTACTACTGGACCGCGAAAAGGAGCTGTTGAACGAGATGGTCACAGCGGATAGCTACGAGGACATCGCCAGGCTCCAAGGTCGGACCCGGGAACTGCGCCGCATCGTGAGCTTTGTGGAGTCGGCCCCTGACGCCTTGGCGAAGATCAAGCGTCGCACCAATGGGGGCCTCTAATCGCATAACCTTATAGATAGGCGAAGACCCACCGAATTACTGGAGGGAGGGGCTCGCCGGGGAGGAACGAGAATGGGAGTGCCGAAAGCAGTGTTAGAGCAGGCCGAACGAGCTGAGCAGCTTCTTCGCGAGGTGACGAAGAAAGACGAGCCCAGCGGCAAGGAAGAGCCTGCCAAGGCCGAGGTCCAGGCAGACGACGAGAAGGCCCCGTCAAGGGAGACGCCGCAGGAGGCTGTGGCGCCCCAGTATGATGATGCCAAAGGGGCCGAGAAGGACGATGGACCTAAGCCAACCCCGGAACACCACCAAGACAAGCAGCAACAGGAAGACCCCGACTACTGGCGTCACAAGTACATGGTCCTCCAGGGCAAGTACAATGCGGAGGTACCACGTTTGGTCGCCAGGGAGAAGGAGCTTCGCAAGAAGCTTGAGGAGATGGAATCAAAGGTCGCTCAGCTCCAGATGGCCCAACAGGCCAGGAAGGACGAGGACGACGATGCTTTTGGTGGTTCCGGTCCGGGCGATCACGATGAGCGTCCGCAGGTGGATGACTCCTTTGATCCGTCGGTCTTTGAGGACTACGGCGAGGAGTTTGTGGCTCTGGCAAAGCGTAATGCGGCATTGGAAGCGCAGATTCAGGAGCTCAAGGCTGTTCTGGAATCTGTGACGGCCCAGACCAGGGAGACGGCGGCCGAGAGGTACGCGGCCAAGGTCGTCGAACTGTGCCCGCGCTTCTACGAAATCGACTCTGACCCTGCCTTTGCCCAATGGGTAGAGGAAATTGACCCTCTAAGCGGGATTTCGAGGAAGGCGCTTTTGCTAGAGGCTCATCAAGCGATGGACGCAGACAGGGTTGCCGGGATTTACAACGAATATGCCAGGCAATCCGGGATGATGACAAAGGAAAGGGGCAGTACGCCTTCCGCGGCGAAGAGGTCTTACCGCCCTCCGGACGTCCAGGCGCAAGCGATCCCTGATGCTTCGGGTTCCAGTAGCCCATCAGACAGCGAAGGCAAGCGACTTTGGACGAGGGAGATGATCCGCAAGTTCTATGCAGACATGGCGAAGGGGCGTTACACCGCGGAGCGTGCAGCCGCTATCGAGAAGGACTTGCACGCCGCCGTCAGGGAGGGGCGCGTTGTTGGCTAGGCCACGTTCGCGCTTTTCTCGCCCTGAGGGGGCGGCGTGAGATAAGGAAAGGAGCAAGCGATGCCGTTCCCTGTTAATACTGGAGTACCGAGCTATTCGGGTGGGTACATTCCCGAGATTTGGTCCGGGAAGCTGTTGGAGAAGTTTTATCGAGCCACCGTATTTTCCGAGATCGCCAACACGGACTACGAAGGCGAGATCAAAAAGTTCGGTGACAAGGTAAACATCCGCACCGTCCCGGATGTCACCATCAACGATTACGTCAAGGGTCAGAACCTCACCTACGAGTGGCTGACCCCTGGCGAAGTTGAACTGCTGATCGACAAAGGCAAGTACTACGGCGTTAAGATCAGCGACGTTGACAAGAAGCAGAGCGATCTCGACTTCGTCAACAAGTGGGCCGAGGACGCTTCCGAGCAGATGCGGAACGCCATTGATTCGGCCATTCTCGCCGACATCTACGCCGACGCCGATTCGGCCAACAAGGGCGCCAGTGCCGGCGCGATCAGCGGCAAAATTAACCTGGGAGCCACAGGAAGCCCGGTTGCTCTCACGAAGGACAATATCATCGACATGATCGTCTATGCGGGCCAGGTGCTCGATGAGCAAGACCGGCCTGACACGGACAGGTGGTTTGTCCTTCCCGCTTGGGCCGTGAGCCGGATCAAGCTGAGCGATCTGAAGGATGCGAGTCTTACCGGCGATGGCACCTCTGTTCTCCGCAACGGCCGAATCGGAATGATTGATCGGTTCACGATCTACAAGAGCAACAACGTAGCCCATGTGACCGATTCCACCTACGAGTGCTTCTACTGCCTCTTCGGGCACAAGTCGGCGCTTACCTTCGCTACGCAGCTCGTAGAGAACGAACTGATCCCGAACCCCAACGATTTCGGTCAGATCATGCGCGGCCTCCAGGTGTACGGCTACGAGGTTATCAACCCCAAGAGCTTGGGGGTCCTCTACGCCAGGGCCGCCTAAAATCAATCCAACCAGCCAGACGAGATCTCCCCCTGGGGCCTTGGTGCCCCACGGGGATGATCCACAAGGCCATCTACACGCGCCCAAGGAGGTTAGAACACAAATGAGGGAGACGACACCGCCTTATCTTAGGCAGGAGGGGACCGGCGCGATTTACATCTACACCCCGACCCTTGCGGCAAGACGGGACATGCGGCCCTACTACGGGGAAGAAGCGAAGGAGCCACAGCCCATCGAAGTGGTTGTCCCTGACCGCATGGACTCCGAGGAGAAGGCAGAAAAAGGTGAGGTGCAGGTGAACCCGTTCGAGGAGCAGATTGACGTATCCTCGGAGGAAGATCTTCAGAAGCTCGGGAGGAACCAACTGCGTTCCGTAGCCAAGGACTTGGGTCTGAAGACCGTAGCAACGGATACGAAGGAAGACATCATACGGACCATCCTTTCCGAGACGAGGGAGGATAAATGATAAGCATCATTGACGTTACTGATGCCGTCTCTTTGCTTTTGAGGGACGAAGATCTTGAGCGGTGGACCAAGGACGAGATCACGCTGTGGTGCAACATGGCCCAGCGTGAGATCTGCAATCTACAGCCGCAGGCGTGCGCAAGGACCGAGGTTGTGCAACTGGCGCCCGGTGTTCGCCAGCAAGTTCCGAGTGGTGCGACGCTCGTTGTGGACATACACCGCTACATGGGCACTGACGGGGTGACGGATGGCCTGGCGATCACCAAGACGATTAAGGGCGTGATGGATCGGCTCGTTCCTGATTGGCCGACAGCGGCACCAGATCCGGCCCCAACGCACTGGATGTATGATCCGGAGAGAGATCCGCAGGTCTTCTACGTTTACCCGCCCCAACCAAATGCGGGGTGTGGGTATGTGGAAATGACGTACGCCATGCCCCCGGAAGACGCCAGCGATGCTAACGGCTTGATGCTCTCTATCGACAAAAAGTACCTCCCGGCCGTAGCGAATTATGTTCTATACCGCGCGCTTTCCAAGGATTCAGAGTATGGGGATTATCTGAACCGGGCGGCCATGGCGTACGAAACGTTTCTCGGGATTCTTGGTGCATCGTCTGTCCATGCAGCGAAAACGACAGTCCAACGAACACCCGATGAGGAGTAGGGATAGATGGCGACCTATACGCCCCTCGTCCATTACGCCGCCGAGGCGGCAGGTGATCTTCCGCACCCTGTCATCGAGCGCCACGCCAGGGAGGCCGTCATTGCGTTTTGCCGCCGGACCTTCGCGTGGCGTGAGCAGCTAACCGTTACGGTCCATGCTGGAGAGTTTTCCGTCTATCCGCAAGGACTTCCGGATCAATCCATCGTTCTTGCCATTGTGGACCAGCACCCCTCAGATCCGCTGTTAACGTATGATCCGTACCTTTTGAAGATCGTGACCAGGGACCGGAAGCCACTGAGCGCAAGCGTTACGTTTGATGTATCCTTCGTTACGTTTGATGTATCCTTGGCACTGGCGCCGACAGTGACTTCCACGACCTTCCCCGACTTCATATACGAAAACTGGATGGATGTGCTTGTCGCTGGTACAAAGGGCATGACGAGGCCAGACATCCCGCAATTCATGGTTGAGTTCGAGAAGGGCATTACTCGGGCAAGGATCGAGCTTAACCGGCAGTTTTCATCGAGCGGCCTAAGGGCGACGAGTTCTTCTGCCTACAGGAATGTTCCCTATGGAGGCGCAACCAGGAGCTAAGCCGGATGCCTGCGATTGGAGTAACCGTTTTCAAGGGGATGAGACGTGCAGTTTCTCCTCTCCTCCTAGATAGCGCAGAGGGGGTAGAGGCGAAGAACTGCGACGTGCGCACGGGTAGGGTCGAGCCGATAAAGGCGCCTGCGGTATCGACGACCGCCCCTGATGGGTCCGTAAAGGTTGCGCCAGTACGAGGCAACTGGGTCTTTTTCGGCCACGACGCATCGGTCGCCCTCGCAACGGATTATGGGACAGACCCGAAATTCTACTACATCAACCGCGACGCAGATCCGGATTCGACCGACAGCTATCCGCGACAAGCGAAGCTCTCAGGGTATCCAACGACGACATACCGACTTGGCGTTCCCGCACCGGATTCCCCACTATCGATCACGTTAAATGGGACCGCTTCAGGTGATGCTCCTCTTTATACCGTGTCATACGTTTACACCTATGTGACCGAGTGGGGACATGAGGGCGCCCCGTCTCCCCCGACCGGCGTGATAGATGTATACGATGGGCAGTACATCACGCTGACCGGCCTATCCTTGCCTTCGGACTACAGCGAGTACGGCATCATTGGCTACAGGATTTACCGGCTTGCCGCCGGAACAACTGGCGCCGAGTATATGCTAGTCCCTGTTCTAGAGGCCATGACGTACTACGGCCAGACCCTCGTCGTGCCGTCGAATTTAACTAGCGCAACGGACAAGCTATCGACTGAACCCAATCTAATTCCTCTTACCGATCTTGGCGAGGTCTTGCCGACCGAAGACTTCGCCCATCCTCCTAAGGGGATGACTGACATAATCGCCACATCTACGGGTTTCTACGTAGGAGCGAGGGGGACAGAACTTTATTGCTCTGAGCCGCTGTATCCCTATGCCTGGCCGGTCGCGTACGTCCAGCGGACAGAATTTCCTATCGTTGCGCTAGCCTATTCAGGCAACGTGATCTTTGCCCTTACCGAGGGACCCCCCTACTTTTTCACTGGGACGGCCCCCTCTGCCATGTCGAGAAGACGGCTCCCTTACTTTGACCCATGCCTTAGTCGCGACGGGGTGGTGTCCACGGTCTACGGGGCCATTTTCCCGAGCTATGACGGCCTGATCCTTCTTTCCACGACAGGCGAGAGGAAAGTCGTCACGGAAACGCATCTTACCAGGGAGCAATGGGGGGAGTACGATCTTCCGAACCTATGCGGAGCCTTCTACAAGGGGGCCTATGTTGGTTTTTTCCGTGGCTCCACAGGTGGATTCATGTTTGACCTTGAGTCTGGGACACTGGTTGAATTGGATCTTCCTTTTGGAGGTTCCACGATTGAGGCGGTCACGACCGACGATAAGACCGGGAAGCTATACGTCCTCACGTCCGACATGAACGTCTACGAGTTTGAAGCTGGGACGACGCACATGAATTATACTTGGCGCTCAAAGGTGTTTGCCATTGAGCGCGGGGCCGCTATCTCTTCCGGCCTGGTGCGGATTGATTCGACAACGACGTCCGGCAATCTGACCATCACCATCGAGGCAGACGGAACTACGGTTAAGAGCCGATCTGTCGAGATCCCTCCAGGCAGACTGACACACGACGTTTTTAGGTTGCCGGCATCTTATGCGTCCAGGTGGAGCTTCGTGCTATCCGGCAATGTTCCGGTTGATCGAGTTGTCCTTGCCACGTCGATGATGGAGGTGGGGTCTTTTGGCTGATTACATAGACACTCTGGTGAAGCGGATTCTGCCGGCATACGATGAGGTTCCAGACCGACCCGAGGCGAGCACCTTTGAATCAGCCGTCAAGCGCAACTTGGACCTGCTCACCGGAAAAAACCCATCAAGATATCGCGCCGTTGTTCTCGATGAGATCCAGGACATCGTTTCCTATTATCTTTCGGTCTATGGGCCTAGTGATTCGGCCTCGACGGCGACGATTGATGAGATTTCCGGCACCTATCATCTACTGCCCAAGGACGGCGATCCACCCCCCCCGCCTACGAATTTGGTTGTCCAACAGACCATGTGGTCCAACACCCTCACCTGGGATAATCCATCGGGGGTAGATGATCTCTCTCACATCGAGGTGTGGGTTAGCAACACACAGTCGCGTTCAGAGGCCAGGTTGCTAGCTATAGTCACTGCGCCTGTCGACACATACGAACATGTTGGGACAGACCCATACTTGGACTACTACTACTGGATCAGGGCGGTAGATTACGAGGGCCTTTACTCGACGTGGGAGCCACCAGATGCTCAGGGTGGTTATTATGTGCCGCCGATCATAGACACGACCATAGAGGAGATTATTTCCAACCTCACGGCGAAGATAGCCTACTCCCACCTCAACGAGGAACTGTCATCCGACCTTGACGGCATGAAGAGTGAGATTCAACTGCTTGACAATCAATGGACCGTCAAGATTGATGACAATGGCTATGTAGCCGGCATGGGCCTACTGGTATATCCGGAGTTTGACAGTTCGACCTCCTATTCCATAGGTGACATTGTCCGGCACAATGACACTAACTACAGGGCTGTTTCAAGCAATCCAGCGCCTTCCGTAGCCCCGCCGGATCCAACCTACTGGGTAGAGCTACCGTTCGGTGAGAAGAGCCAAGTCATCGTTCGCACAGATTCATTCGCCATCGTACAGCCTGGTGGAGCGCCTGGGCAGGAAGTTGTTCCGTTTGTCGTAGGGAACATTGACGGTGCACCAGGAGTAGGAATCGACGGGAATCTTGTTGTAGACGGATCTATTCGGTCAAAATCCATTGTCGCCGTCGACTGGTTGATTGTCGGCGGGGCTGGCCGCCCCGAAGACAATGCCACCAAGGGTGCTCCCTTCGGAACTTATATCGGAGACAAGCTGGTTGAAGCCGTTTTGTCTGACATCCAGACGGCCATGGACACGGCCTCTACGGCCCAAGCTACGGCCGACGGCAAAATTCAGACTTTCTACCAAGATTCCGCGCCCATCTCCGGCATGAGTGATGGTGACCTCTGGTTCGATACCAATGATGG